TACCAGGAAAACTTAATGATATTTCATTATATATTCACAACGATTTTTAAGATAATTAGCTAAATAATATTCAAGTTCACAAAATGTTAAATCATAATTTTTAAATGTTTTTAAAAATTCATATGGAATATATATCCATGATTTAACATATAATTTCTTGCCATTTATAGAATTTTTGTATTCTATTGCATACATTGCCTTTAAATATTTACTAGTATTATTAGTAGTATCATATTCTAGTTGATTCGTAGGGATTACTTGAGTATGATGTAAATGGTTTTTGTATGCTTTATACCCATTAGATATAAAAGTATCTTTGTACCGTTTTATGTTATTACCATCTGACATGTCAAATAATAATATTGTTTTCTTTGTTCTTAAATTATCTATTGTTTTTTTCATGTTTTTTATTCTCCTTTTTGTTTTAAGTCCTATGGACTATTAGTAAAAAGTAATCACGCTTTGACACGTGATTACCTAAGTTTTTTATGAATTTTTATTAATCAGTTTCGATTAATAAAAACCCTTCATCATTTAGAAAATATTTTAAACATTGTAGACCTTTGTCTTCTATCTGTTTGCCGTTTTTATAGTGACCTAAAAATACAAAATCTTCTTTCAATCCATTGACTAATCGATATCTCATAATACCTATTGTATTTATCTGGTACATATATTTTGTATCATTAATAATATGATATTTATCAAATAAGCAATTAATATAATCATATATATTACTTTCTAATGTACTATTATCCATGTATTCAGAAAATACCTTCGATAACTTTATAATTCTTTTGTTTGTTAAACTATCAATTTTATTCATGTTTTTTATTCTCCTTAAAATTTTATTTTTTTCCCTTTATTTAGGAATACCCTAGTAAACTTTGAAATTTACTAGAGTTAAATTAATTACATGTTTGTTATGAAAATATCTTCATTGTCGATATTTTCGTAAATATCCTTTAAATACCAATCTGAATAATTCTCATTATCCAGTTCGATCAATTGGTCACCTGAAAAAAATACCAGGTATTTATATTCTTTCATAGTAAATATTTGTTTTTGCATTTTGTTTAATCTCATGTTTTTTATTCTCCTTTTTTTAAGTCCTAGTAAGGACTGATTAAAAGGTAATCACAATGTGACTTGTGACTACCATAATTAAATTATCTTTCTTCTTCATCCCTGTCTAATTGATATATTCCATCATCATCTAATATATTTAATTCAATCTCTAAAGTACTTAATAAAGGTCTTAAAGCGTGTGTTATTGTACATGCTTCATGTAGTTTATTTTCGTAATACTCTTTCAATATAAACCTTTTACCTTCATGGTCTTTAATTTCTTTTAAACACTTTTTAATTTCAAAAAAAGCCTTCCTATAAGTTTCGAAACTTTCTTTATAAGACTTCAATAGTCTTAAATATCCTTTGTTGTCTATTGTTTTCTCTTCTTTTTTAATTGTTTTTGGTATTCTCATAATTTTTATTCTCCTTTTTTAAGTCCTAGTAAGGACTGATTAAAAGGTAATATAAATTTGACTTTATATTACCCTAGTTTCCTAAACTGCTAATTTCTTTTTACTATCAGCTTTATTATTGATTTTTTGACTTCCATAAGTTGACCTTATTTGTTCCATTGACCACTCTTTTCTATTTCTAGAATAGCACCACTCAGGCCTATAATACCATTGTTTCTTTTTTGAAGCCCATTTGAAATTTAATGATTTCAATAAATCTTTAATTGGTTTAGTATTTCCTGATATCCATAGATACCAATTACATACTTCGATTTCAATGTCGTCAAATTTTATCAGTTTAACTATGATATCTTTGAATAACTCAGCTTCATATACTTGACTATCTGCTTTTTTAGTTGATTTAGTATCTTTTAAGTCCTTAATAGCCATGTCATATTGACTATTAATTTCTTTGATAATACTATCATCAACATTTTTATTGATATCTGGATGATATTGTTTTACCAATTTCCTATAAATGTTTTTTACTTCGTCAATGTTTGTACAATCTTTAAAATAATTCATAATTTTTATTCTCCTTTTTTTTAAGTCACTTGGACTAATAATATCCTCGTAAACTTTAACATTCACAAGGATAAAAATTTACTGTAATTTTAATTCAATCTCATTATCTAATTGAATCATATCATCTAAAAATTGAGCACTATACTTTCTTTCTAGTGTTGATAAGTATTCATAAATACCTATCAATATTTTTTTATTCCAATTGGGATTCAAATACATATGTAAATCCCTTATTTGAGTTATATCTCTAGTTTTCTTAGTTGCTATTTTTTCAATAGTAACTAAAATTTCTTCTAATTCTTTGTCATCCCCATAAAAATTAGAATGAATGCTTTCAATAGCATAATATAAATTTTTATTAATATCTTTTTTTGTCATGATTTTTATTCTCCTTTGTTTTAAGTCACTTGGACTATTAGTAAATAAGTATTCACAATTTGACTTGTGAATACCTGAAATTATACTATTATTAATTTTGGCTTTTTACCTGTTAATTTATTTGTATGCTCTATTGATTCTAATACAGCATTATAATACATAGATTCATGGAAACTTAGGTATTTATTATTTCTGCCGTAAATTACCTTTATTGTATTTTTGCCAAATATCATCAATACAGGTATTTTTTTAATTCTATATCTTAATATAATCGCTTTTTGTATCATTCTTTTAAATTTAATCATAGTTTTTAATCTCCTTTTTTAAGTCCGTAGACTATTATTTAATAGGTATAAAGGAATCGAACCTTTATTAAAAACACCAGTTACCACGATTTTTTTACATCCTTATGTCTTTTGAGAGTTATCAAAAACCAAAAAAACCCGTTTACCCTCGATTTTAATGTATTTTAGGAGAAAAATAAAAATTTGCTTCTACTAAATAAGTTTGATAGACATTGCCTGAAATGGCTTGAATTTGCCTTGTCATCCATAGACTATGATGACTTGAGTTTATTTAGTACTTACGATTTATATGTTTACTGTATTTTGCTAGATATTCACCAGGTACATGACCTGTCTTGTGGTTTACGCCCCTCAGTCGCAGCCTACAAGTAAAGAGTAGATTTATTATGACTCAATATTTAATTTTCAATGTTCATTTTGTAAGTATCATGTTGACAATTATTATTATATTATACTTTTTACAGAATGTCAACACTTTTTTTGAAAAAATGTAAAAAGTATAACAAATTAGTATTAATCTATGTTTTGAGGTTTATTTTTTCCAATTTTCTAAATTTATTTTTATTTTTTTTAAGATTTTTTTTGAAAATAAAAAAATAAAACGGATAACCCTTGATATAACAGACTCATAAGGTTTATTTACATTATTTTTTTCTTTTTAGAATTTTTTAAAAACGTGTTTTGTGTGTAAAATATACGCTTTTTACACTACTTTGAAAAACCTGGAATCCATTGGTATCAGAAGCTTAGAATGTATTCTAACACTATTTACACTCTTTTTATCCCATATAGAAAAATAAAAATAAAAATAAAAATAAAATATATAAAAATATTAAATAAGATAATTATTATTATTATTATTTTAAATCTGGTGGCGGTATGTAGAAAAAAAAAAGTGTAAAACGTGTGAAAATACTTTCCAGACTCCTGATACTAAGGAATTCCAGGTTTTTTAAAAAAGTGTACAAAACACGGTTTTAAAATTTCAAACACGTTTTTTTTTAACGATATAAAAATAAAAAAAAGGTAATAAACACATTAAATCTAGTAATACCAACGTTTGTCAGGTTTATTTTTTTTATTTTTTGTTTTTTTCGAAAAAAATAAGAAAAAGATAAAAAATAATTTACAGTTATTTGCAAATTTTCCAATTGAACAATTTATAATTTTTTCTTTCATTATATAGATAGGAAAAAAAATTAAAATCTCAGGAACTTTTTTTGACCTCAGGAACTTTTTTTGACCTCAGGAACTTTAGAAATTTAAAAACTTCAGAAACTTCAGAAACTTAAATATTCTGTAGAATTTTAGAATTTAATGAAATTATCCCCCGCGACTCGTTTTTACTGTTTGTCAAGGTATTTCCCAAGATTTCTGGAATTTTCTTTAGTTTTAATCGAGCAACATATTGTTGCTTATATTTTTAAAATGACATTTATCATAAATAATTCAAGATAAATGTCAATACTCTAAAAAAAGCAGGTGACCATTATTAAAATCCCAAAATATTTCTTAGCTTCCTGGGTTTCCCAGGTATTTCCAGATATTAGATTATATTTTTTACATTATTTCAAAAAAAGTATTGACATAGTGTAAAAAATATTATAGAATAGTATTAGAAAGTAAATAAATTAAAATTAAAGGAGATTAAAAATTATGAAAAAATCAGTATTAGCAATAATCATTAGTGTAGTAGTATTAGTAGGGGCTGTATATACAGCCGTATATATAGGCGGTTTTGATATAGCCCATAAGGTAGACGATACTGTTTACCATGACAGCGATTTTAATAACATTGAGGACGATTTGTACTTACATACTTTAATGTTCCATGACTTTAAAGTAATGATACCTAGCACAGATACATGGTGTATTATACGCGAATGTAGTACACCTACAGAGGAAGTAGTACATGTGTATAGTATCAATGTCTTAGCTTCCTATGTTATACCAATAGGCTTTATACTCTTAGGTATACTAGGGTTACTTAGGAAGTACCTGGATTACAAGGAAGCTAAGAAATAAAAATAAAAATAAAATAAAATAATTTTGTAACACAGATGTAATATTTTGATATGTATGTATGTTTTGGAAAACTTTGGAATCGTAAAAATTCTGGAGTTTTCCAAAAGCCTGGGGATGCCTCCCTGCAAAAAATCTACGCAGTATTTTTTAAATAAGTAGCTTCCAAAGTTTTCCAGGACATACATAAGAACCCTGAGAATCTTAGGAACCAAAAGTATTCAGTGGGTAAAAAGAACCAAAAGTATTCAGTAGGTAAAAAGAACCAAAGGAGGTGTGAAAAAAAGATGTTAATATTTTTATTAATGAGTATTATATTGATACAATGCAGTGTAGTTGCATTTTTAGTATATTACATAAAAATAATACAAGACAAATTGGATGAGCAAAGACTTATAAATGAATTAAAAATAATAAATGGTAATCGTGAAGAAGAGTTCACAAGTTTTCAAGAGTATTCAAAATCATTTGAGGAAGGGGATAAAACAGATGGGATTTTATAAATTTTATTTTATAGTATGTGATGGAGGTCATGAATATCAAAGGATATTAGACAAATATAAGTTAATGAATGATGATTGTAAATATGTAAACACAAGTATTAGTAAGAAATATTTATATAATAGGTATAAGAATTTAAGACACACAAAGTATCAAGTAACATATAAGAAAGGGATACAGATAATACCAGATTTTTGGTTCTGGTGTAATGAATATGAAATTGAGAAAAACTATATTAAAGAAAAAAAGAAAACAAACGAATTATTTGATGAAATAAGATGGAAACAATATAATACTAGGTTACATAAAATAGTAGGTACTTATTATAAAGATAATCTGATGTTTAAATATGAAATGGCAAAAACATTCAAATTATTCAGGGAATTAAAGGTTATTTATGATGTAGGAAATACATTTAGGCTTATAGAGTTTTTATTATCTGAAAGAGATAATGGAAGGGAATATAATGTATATGAAGCAATTAAAGAATACAATAAAATATTATCTAAAATTATTCCAAAAAAGGAAGAAGAAAAAATAGCAACATGAGAGGAAGGTAATGAAAATGAGAGAGAAAAAATATTCATTAAATATATGTCCAGTATGCAATAAAGATTGTTATGAAATAGAAGAAGGTAATGATTATGCTTGTGTTGACCCTAATTGCGAATTTGCAATAGGATTCAAAGCATACATGGATAAATTAATTAATGAAGAAGATTGTGATATATAAAAAGAAAATCCTCTTGAAATATTAGAGGATTTTTTAATTGAATTGGACTGTTCAAATTTAAAAATGTTTATATCAATTATATGTTACATTAATATTATAATAATGTAAATACCATGATATAATAAAATCAGATATTAAAAAAAGGTTTGGAGGTCATATGATATGGGTATGAGAGGTATGAAGAGGATAATAGATATAAACGAATTATATGAACAAACCTGGTTAAAATATAAAATGTATTCAAGTACAAATTATAGATTATATTGTCCTAATGGTATGTATATTATATTGAATGAGAAAGAAAATTATCTTGATGGTAAGTTAAATTACATATTACAAATTTATATTGAACCAGGTTTTAAGATAAAGCAATATACTAATGTAGATATAGATAAAAAGAGATTAAAGTATATCAGTATAGAAGAATACATAGACAATATGTTCAAAAAAGGAGAGGATATATATGGACTTAAGCGTGCTAAGTGATGTTACAGTTAGCAATTGGATTTATGATATAAATACCTATAAATTGAAAAGACTGACATATTGGATTCATAAGATACAGATATCTAATAATTGGCATCTAACTAATTTTAATTATAATTTGACCAACATTGACCTTAAAACAACAGATATTGAAATAGCTGAAAAAAGGTCAATGGTTATAATGAATAGCAAGATTAATATCATTTCAAATGCGATAACTAAATTAAATATATTTTCAAGAAGGTTATCAAATAAATCTATAGAATTAACACCTGAATTAAGTAAAACTGTTATAGATTTTACATCTAAATTAAGTAATTATAATATTTAATACAATAAAATAAGATAATTTATTAAAAAAGACTAAATTTTCTATAATATTTAAGTCTTTTTTTTGTTTTTTTACGTTTTTTATGTAACATAGTGAATTAATTTAAGATATAATGAAATAAAAGCATTGTATAAAGCTATAAGGAGGTAATTTTATGTCAAATGTATTTTCAGATAAATTTGATGATAATTTCACTAAATTTGTTAAGAATTCTGGTTATTACAAGTCTCATTTGCATTCTAGGGATTGTAGGATTTGTAAATTACCTAAGAAGATAAGAGAAAAAGTAGACACTATGCTTTTAGAGAAAGCAGATTACTTACAGATACAATTATATTTAACAGAACAATTCCCTAAGATATTTAAAACTACAAGTCATTTAAAAGAACTTATAGAATCACATAAATCTTATTTACCTTATATGTTAGAAGATGTCGCGATTAAGACAATTTTCAAGAGGGCAAAATATTTATTAGATAATAAGAATATACATGATTTATCTGCCAAAGAGAAAGCCAAATTAATAACTGATATAGAATCAGAATTAATAAAAGAATATGGAGATATGGAGAATGAAAGAATTTCATTAGTTAATGTTTTGTTTAAAGAGACAATGCCAATGATTTTAACTAGGTTACATGCTTCAATTATAGAGGGTTCTGCTAAAGATATAAAACTTTTGACAGAAGCAAGTAATATGGTGTTCAAGATGTCTACGGCAATGGCCGCTTATAATGTGTCGACTGATATAAAAGAAGACGAAAAACCAGAGGAAATGGACTTTTCAAAGTTGGATGAAGAACAAGAAAATAGTAATTACAAAAAAAATGTATTATCATTAACTGATAGAATAAATAAAGCAACTAAAGGAATAGTATGATGAGTAATACAAGTAAACCTATAAATGTTGTACATGAATACCCATTTCCAACAGATTATAATGATAGGTGGGAGCAAGAGACAATTGTAGTAAGAGATTGTTTTTGGAAAGCATCCTTACAAGAAAGGCGTAAGTATTCTAAATTGAATCCATGTATATTTGGGGAACAATATATCAAACCATATATCAGGCGATGGAACACTCATACTGCTAAACATCAGTATTATATGATGTATGAATCTTTAAAACATGAATCAATAGTAATCCATATACCTGTAGAACATGCTAAATCTACGTGGTTTAGTTTAGTATTGCCTTTATGGTTCTTAATAAATGATAGAAATACTCATGGTGCTATTTTATCTAATACTTCTACGCAAGCATGTAGTTTTTTATCTGCTATAAAATGGAACATTGAAAATAATGATAGACTAAAAAATGATTTTCCTGAACTACTACCAGACTATGATAGAAAATGGACAGAAAAAGAGATAATGGTTGTAAGGGATAAAGATATGCAGAGTAAAGACCCGTCAATAATAGCAAGAGGAACAGGTAATGCAATACTAGGTACAAGACTTGAATGGGTAATCGCAGATGATGTTTGCGATTTAGATAATACAGCAAATGAAATTCAAAGACAGAAGACTCTTAATTGGTGGAATGAAATAGTAGATTCCAGGGTTGTAGAAAATGGTAGAAAGATTGTTATTGGTACACTACAACATAATAATGATTTACTATGTACATTATCTGATAATAAGTATTATAAGTATATTTGCTTGAAAGCATTATCAGATAATAATATCCCATTATGGAGTAAATATTGGTCATATAGTAGATTAATGAAAAAGAAGGATACTATTGGTTCTCTGGCATTTGCTAAGGTTATGCAGAATGATAGAATGACTAGTAGTAATAAATCATTGAAGGCAGATTGGCTACAATTTTATGGTGTGGGTGAAAAATATAATTTTGATATAAAAGATGATGATGTTGATATTTACATTGCCATTGACCCAGCAATCGCAGATGATAAGACTACAGCAGAAAAAAGAAGATTGGATAAATTTGCATTAGCTGTCATAGGACTTGATAAAATAACTAAACATATGTTTTTATGGGATTATGATACAAACTATTATACATTTCCAGAGCAAATAAAGGTAATTGATAAATATTATAAGAAATATTCAAATATAAATACTGTTAAAAAGATTGGTATAGAGCAAGCAGCATTTCAGAAAGCATTGAAACAACAGGCTTTCTTGTTAAAATCTTTACCACCAGTAATAGGAGTAAACACAGGTACACAAAGTAAAGCTACTAAAATTGAGTCTTTTGGTGTATATTGTGAGACAAAGAGATTTTTCGTTAAGAAAACACATAATGAATTCATAGATGAATTCATAGAATTCGAGCCAGGTGGAAGGTCACCTAATGTTCTTGATGCTTGTACTGTAGCAGTCGCAATGATAAAAGGTGTAGCTACTGTTTCAGATATAAGGATATATCAAAAGAAAAAATTTAATTATAATTGGTAAAAAGGGGAGATTTATTAATGGATAAAGATAGATTAAGTGAAATAAATGAAATTTTGGACTTAGGTAAAAAAATTCTTGATATAGAAGAAATAATAAAATCTACAAAATATATGAAACAATATCAACAAATAATAAGCGTAATGAAGGGTATAAAGAATGATTTAGCGGAAGAAATAGCTAGTCATTATAAAGAACCTACATATTCAGTAGATAATTCTACTATTACAAAAGAAAATTCAAAAACAGAAGAGACTATATCAAAACCAATTTTAGGAGTAACACCAGAAATAGGTGTTAAATATACTACAGAAGAACCTTTGAAAAAACCAGTAACAGATAAAAATAAATATGAATCAAATATAAATAAAAAAATTAAAGAATCATTGAATAATAAAGAAAAACCTATAATAACAGATACAAATGATAAGATAGAAGAACCTATAATAAAAGAACCAGAACCAATAATACAACCAAAGAGAACTAAGCCAAATGCTTATACTAAAAAAAAGAAAACTACTACTAAAAAGTAACCATATAGATTTAATCTATAGAAAGGAGGAATTATGCCTAGTATATATGATTCAAAAGGAAATACATTAGTAAAAACTAGAAAAAAACCACCTATCAGAGAAATAGGAGGGACAGGAAGGTCATCCTCTATATATAAACAAATAACACTTGATACTGATGAATATTTATCTGCATTAAGATTCCCTCATGATGTTAGTATTTATGAAAAAATGGGTAGGTCAGATGCACAGGTGAAGGCAATTCTTTTAATGTTATCATTACCTATTCGTTCGACACAATGGTTTATTAGGCCAAAGGATGAATCAAGTAAAGCTAAAAAAATAGCATCTTTCGTAGAAGAATGTTTGTTCGGTGATTATGGTATAGGATTGCAATTAGGTTTTGATGATTTCATAAGAAATGTAACAACCATGTTTCAATTCGGGCATTCAATTTTTGAAAAAGTATTCGAAGTAAAAAAAGGTCAATATAAATGGAAAAAGTTTGCTGTTAGACCTCAATCTACTATATATGATATATATTATGATGATGTAGGAGATTTAAAATCAATAGACCAATATATGGTTCATAATAATTGGCAAACAATTAATATACCTGTTTCTAAACTTTTGTTTTTTTCACATGACATGACACAAGGTAATGTAAGGGGAACAAGTGTTTTAAGGGCAGCCTATAAACATTGGAAAATAAAAGATTATCTTTATAAAATTGTTAACATAGGAATTGAGAGGAACTTTGTAGGTACTCCTGTTTTGACATTACCAGAAAATTATACAACAGAAGACAAGGAATTAGCAGATGAAATTGTAACAACATTAAGAAGCTCAGAGTATGGGGGTGTTAGATTACCTGATGGATTTATATTAGAAATGTTTGAGGGTAAAAGGACACTAGCAGATGTACAACCATATATTGACCACCAGGATTTAGCTATTACAAAATCAATTGTAGCACAATTCATGAATTTAGGTTCAGGCAATTCAACTAGTGGGTCTTTTGCATTGTCTAGTGACCAATCGGAAATGTTCTTGATGATGTTGGATTCTGCAGCAAAAAATATCTGTAATATAGTAAATTGTCATGCTATACCTGAATTAGTAAGATATAATTTTGCTTCTAATTTATTCCCAATATTGTCATTTAAGCCTATGAATTCAACTAAACTTATAAATGGCTTGAAAACTTTGGTTGATGGTAAAATATTATTACCAGATGATGATTTAGAAGTTTATATAAGGGACATGTTAGATTTACCAGAACAAAACCCAGCACAATCTAGGGAAGAAGCAATTGAACAATTTAAATCAAATCAATTAAGTTTGCAGCAAGGAAAACAAGAATTAGGTAATAAACCACCAGAAACTAATAAATCTAAAAATCCTATAGAAAACAATAGTAAGCAGGCACAATATAAAGATAAAATAAAAAATGATAATATAAATAAAAAAATGAAAGATTTTTCCAATACAATTAAGTTTTCTGAAATATCTAAAGAATCAATAGATATATTAGAAAATATTATTAAAAAACAACTTATTAAATTAAATGAAAAAGCAGAAACTATGGAAATTAATAGTCTTTCATCTATAAAAGTGCAATATAAAGGAGAATTGACTAAGTTAATTAATGATATATTAAAAGATGAATTAAAACTTAGTGAAACAAATATTAAATTTACTGCAAAATCTAATATAATTAGTAATTCTATATCAGAAAAAGTAAAATCAATGTTTTTAAATGAATTCATTGATAAACCTAGTATTGAAATAGATAATCTTACACAAGATATCATAAATGATTTATAAAATTGAAAAATATTTGACGAAAAATAAACTACTATGGTACAATATAGTCACTAAAGCATCTTATGTAAACAATTAAATCAACAAGTTTCGTCATTAAGTCGATTCGATTAAAAGTTTATGTAGATATTTAGCATTTCAGGCAATTTAATGAATCTTTTCATTGGAAGAAAAGAAGACAAATTGTATTAATAGTTTATTTTCGTGTTTAATTTTTCATTTTAAATAAATAAAGAGGTGGTTTAATGACAACTATAAGGCGTGTTGATGGTATTTATATTAAATCACAAGCAGGTAGTAGTTCTGTAGTAATTGAAAGACCTGCAGATACTACAGCATATACGGCAGGTGATGTAGTAGGTACAAGTCCAGCGACTAATTTAGAATTTACTAATATTTCACCAGAAGCAGCACAACATTTTTATATAACGGATGCAAAAATAGAAATTGAAAAATCAAGTGTTCCTGCAGGTATGAGTTCATTTACATTACACTTATATAATGCAGCACCGACAGCAATCGCAGATAATTCAGCATGGACATTATTGTTGGCTGATGGTGGAAAATATTTAGGAAGTATTCAATTTAGTACTCCTGTAGACTTAGGTACTACTTTAGTTTATTGGAAGAATAATATCAATATTAAAAGAAAATTAGCTACATCAAGTACAAGTATTTACGGTAACCTTGTTACTGATACAGGTTGGACGCCTGCAAGTGGAGATATAATAAATATAGGTTTAGAGACAGTAGGTGCATAAAATGTATAGTTCAAAAAGAATAAGATTGATGGGAAACCCAGGATATTCTATGCAAACCTGGAAAACAGATAATTTATCTGCAGGTTCTAGTAATAATAATCAAATTAAATTACCTTTAATTGCAACAGGTAGTTATTTATTTGTTGTTGACTGGGGTGATGGTTCAAGTGATTATATAGATACTTGGAATCAAGCAGAAACAACACATACATATGCATCTATAGGAACTTATGATATTACGATTGATGGAAAATGTTATGGGTGGAAGTTTAATAATTCAGGAGATAAACTTAAATTATTAAGTGTAGACAGATGGGGTAATGATTTTAAATTAGATGTGAATGGCAGTCAATTTTATGGGTGTTCAAATTTAATAATTAATGCTGATGATGAATTAGATATAGGTATTTCTACAGATTTAAGTCAATGCTTTAGAGCATGTACAGGTTTAACTAATAATCCTATTAAATTTAAAGATACTAGTAATGTTACTACTTTATGGGCTTGTTTTTATGGTTGTAATAATTTTAATGGTAATTTAAATACATTAACGACAGAAAGTGTTCAATATTTGAGTGATATGTTCGGTGAATGCCATGTGTTTAATCAACCAGTTAATCACTTTGATACTAGTAATGTAACGAGTATGTACGCAATGTTTTATGCATGTGCAAAATTTAATCAACCTGTTAATAACTGGAATACAAGCAATTTAACTAATATGGTTTCTTTATTTAATGGATGTGCGGTTTTTAACCAATCGGTTAGTAATTTTGATACTTCTGGTTGTTCTGATATGTACGCTATTTTCAATGGCTGTGCAGAATTTAATCAAAGTGTAAGCAATTTTGATACTAGTAGTGTTACAAATATGACTTACATGTTCAGAGATTGCGTAAAATTTAATCAAAGTATAAGCAATTTTGATACTTCTAGTGTTACGGTTATGGTTGGTACTTTTTATGGTTGTAAAGTGTTTAATCAGTCAGTTAGTAATTTTGATACTAGTAGTGTTACTGATATGTATGCAATGTTTTATAATTGCTTTGATTTCAATCAATCAATTAGTAATTTTAATACGGCAAATGTAACTAATATGGCTTTATTATTTTATGGTTGCCATAGTTTTAATCAAAGTGTAAGTAATTTTAATACATCAAATGTTACTATTATGAATGGAATGTTTCAATATTGTACTGTGTTTAATCAATCATTAAGTACATTTGATACAAGTAAGGTTACTACTATGAATAGCATGTTCGCGTATTCGCCAAACTTTAATCAAGATATATCTAATTTTAATTTAGAAGCATGTACCAGCATTAGATATATGTTTTATGCTTCTACAGGTTGGTCAACTGCCAATTATGATGCTTTCTTAATAGAGATTGCAACAAATCAAAATGTTGTCGATTCATTAATATTTGATTGTGCCAGTCGTTATACATTAGGAGGAGCGGCGGCAGCAGCAAGGGCTGACTTAATAGCAACTGATTTGTGGACAATTAATGATTTAGGAGGTGTGTAGATGCCATATAATAAAGCACCAGATAGAATTAAGGGTTTACCTTCCCATGCAAAGGATATATGGGTTGCTGCCTTCAATAGTGCATATAAGCAATATAAAGGTGATGAAGAAAAAAGTAATGCTACAGCATGGGCAGCAGTAAAAAAAGCAGGTTATAAAAAGACTGAAAAAGGATGGGTAAAAGCATCAGAAAATTTTTATTATATAAGTTTATCGGAAGCTGATAAATTACCTACTCAAATTGAAATTATGAGAACAGGTAAGTGGAAACATCCAGTATATGAAAATTTAGAAATAACAGGAAATACCATTGATTGCATTATCAAGAATTTCGAAGATAATGTAAGAGGTGTTGACATAAGTTTTGACTTAGAACATGGTGAAACTAACCATAAATCGGAGGCGGTATGCTGGGTTAAAAAACTTATTAAAAAAGGTTCTTCACTTTTGGCAGAAATTGATTGGACTGATTTTGGTAAGGAAAAAGTAAAAAGTAAATCTTTCAGGTATTTTAGTCCTGAATTTAAATTTACTTATACTGATGCAGAAACAGGAAAAATATATAATAATGTTTTATTTGGTGGAGCATTAACTAATAGACCTTTTATAAAACATATGTCACCGATTATGTTATCAGAAGAAATTAACACTATAGATTTAAATAGTGATTTATATTTACCATGTATAAAAGATAATGAGAAGGGAGATAATAGAATGAATAAGAAACTTTTAGAAGCATTAAAACTTTCTGAAACTTCAACACAAGTAGAAATTGAAACAGCAGTAAATAAAATGATTGAAGATTCTAAAAAATTATCTGAAATTTCAGCAGAAAATGAAACTTTAAAAGCTGAAAAGAAAACTTTAGAAGATGAAAAGAAAACATTAGAAGCAGATAAAACAGCATTAACTACTAAATTAAATGAAGCTATTGGTAGTAAATCAACTGCAGAACAAGAGATTGTTAAGTTGAATGAAAGTATCAAAAATATTAATTTGAAATTTACAGAAGCAGATTGGACTAATGTGTACACTACTGCTTTAAATGAAGGTAGAATGACTCCTGCTATGGGTGAAGTGTTTAAGAAACAATTTATAGCAGACCCAGAATCAACTAGAGAAATGATTAAGGTATTACCTGTAGTAGTTAATTTAGGAGAAAATGGTTCATCTAATAGTAATGCAGATGATAAAAGTTATGTAAAACTTTTTGAAGCTGAAACTGCTAAAGTAATGAAAGAATCGAAATTACCTTATGAAGAAGCTATTTTAATTGTTGCTAAAGAACAACCAGAATTAGCTAAAAATTCTCATATGGAAAGAAAGGGGTTAATATAAATGGAAACTGTATTAAGTAAAAGTTTTGTAGCAGCAGCCGATTATTCGACTACTGGTCAATATAGATTCGTATACCTTAGTGATACAGACACAGTAACCCTTTGTGGTGCTGGTACAATGCCTATTGGCATTCTACAGAATAATCCTGAACAATACGCTATTGCAGAAGTTATGCTTTTAGGTATATCAAGATTATCTGTATCTGCTGCATGTGCGTTAATGGCAAGATTAGAAAGTGCTGCAAATGGACAGGGAGTTACAACTACAACTGATACTGACCATGTAGCAGCAGTAGTTATTCAAGCAGCAACAGCAGCAAATGATGAAGTAAGAGTATTATTAACACCTGGTTGCATGTATGCAGGTTAATATTAGAGGAAAGGGGAGATTTTAAATGACACCAACTACTAGTCAAGTGCATTATGACCAAATTTTAGGAAACATTAGTATTTTATATAAAAATGGAGATTATATTGGTGACAAAATAGCACCTGTTATACCAGTTACTTTCAGGTCAGACCATTATTATGTATTCTCAAAAGCTGATGAATTTAGAGATACAGCACAATATCGTGCACCAGGTACATCTTCAAATAGGGATGGATTCGGATTATCTACAGATTCATATGAATGTAAAGAAATAGCTCAAGCAACAAGACTTGAAGATGAAACTAGAGCAAATGCAGATGCAGTTCTTAGAATTGAAGCTGCGAAGACAAGATTTGTAACTAATAAAATTGCTTTAAAGAATGAAGTTTTATTAGAAACATTGTATATGACAACTACAAACTGGGATAACTCAGCAACACCTAGCGTATTATGGGATGATTATGATGATTCACAACCTATAACTGATTTTGAAACTGCTATTGATGCGGTAGAGTCAGGCAATGGTTTATCTTGTAATACTTTTGTGTTAGCGAAAAACGTATGGAAAAAATTAAAACATCATCCACAATTGATAGGAAGGTTATCTAATGATACTACTAGAATATTATCTTTAGATGATTTGAGAAGATTGTTTGATATAGAGTATATTCATATTGGTAAAGCAAGTAAAAATACTGCCCAAATTGGTCAAACAGCATCTTATAGTGCTATATGGTCTAAGGATGTTTGGGTTGGATATATAAATCAAAATCCAGGTCTTGAAGAAGTTTCAGCATCTTATACTTACTCATGGGATTATACTAATTCACCTGGCGGAGAACCACAAGGAGCAGTAAGAGGAGTAAGAAGATGGAGAGATGAAAATATCCATAGTGATATTATAGAAGCATACCAAAGTTTTGACCATAAAATTACAGCAAGTGATTTAGGTTATGTAATTGAAGGTGCAATAACTTAATATAACATAACTTTTATATAGATACATTGTGTTAGATTCAAAAAGATTCTGAAAATTATAATTTATTTAGAATCTTTAGAATCTATTATAAATAGTGTAATTGACGTAAGTTAATGAGTTTAACATAACATTGCTTTGTTAAACTGAATAAGATATACTTATTTTAAAAATATTTAAAATAAGGAGTGTCTTAAAATGGTCGCTGTGAATGCAATAAAAAATAAGAAACAAATAGAAAAAATGAAGAAGGTATTAAGTATAAATAAAAGAAATTATTGTTTGTTTGTACTTGGTATAAACACAGGTTTACGTATATCAGATTTGTTGAATTTAAAGTTTTGTAATGTTCTTGAAAAAAATAAAATAAAATCATCTATAAGGATTAAAGAACAAAAGACTAAGAAGACTAATAATATTCAAATAAATACAAATGCTAAAGAAGCATTAAATTTATTAATTAAATATTATAAGGAAAAAAATATATATTCAGATGATTTATATTTATTTCATTCAAGAGAAGGAGAAAATAAACCAATATCAAGAGTACATGCTTGGCAAATATTAAATAAGGCAGCTAAAAAATCTAGGATAAAAGGACAAATAGGTACTCATACACTTAGGAAAACTTTTGGATATTGGGCATACAAACAGGGTATTGATATAACATTATTACAAACAATTTTTAAACATTCATGTCCTTCTATAACTTTAAATTATATTGGTATAACACATGATGATATAAATAATGTATACATGAATTTAGATATTTAATATTTTTGCCTGTTTTTTATAAAACAGAGAACCCTTAAAAAAAGGAGATGAAATCATGGGTAATGATTTTAATGGATGGTTTAGAAATATAACTACTAAAAATTTAACTGTTACAAAAAGAGCAACAATAGGTAACCAAGCAATTTACGCTAATCAAGGTAATACATATTTTGTAGATTCTGGTGCAACAGGAGCAGCAGACACAAGAAGTGGAACATCATGGGCAACATGTTTGGCTACATTAGATGGTGCTATAAATAAATGTACTGCCAATCAAGGTGATGTAATTTTTGTAGCAGAAGGACATACAGAGTCTTATACAACTACTGGTGCTAAAGCTACATTTGATGTTGCAGGTATCACAGTTATTGGACTTGGTTATGGTACTGATAGACCAACATTTAGTTTTGGACATACAGGTGC